CCCCTCTCAATGCTTATTGTTGTTTACATACGCTTGCATTTGGACGGTTTTCAGAGTGTCACTGCGACTACAGAGACAAACCTACCTGGTGAATCTGACGGACTAACGATTGTTATTTCGACTGAGGTCGGAAATGATCATTGGTACGTCGACACTCATAGGTTCGTTTTACCTTATGTTGTATTGGGCCCTCCAAGAACTTTCTAGATGTTAACAATAGTGGCATTGGGGATCGGCTTCCTCAGCACCACGCCATTCGTGGTTGCTATTTTTGGCCCTGACCGATCCTTTGATACGGTCATGAGTAATGAAGAGAACAAACAAAAGAGGAAAGGCTTACTCATCGCCGAGCCGACCGTTGCTAGACTCCCAAAGGACATGGTTGAGGTAGGAGTCGATGATGATTCCAGGAAGACCTCAGGCAGCTGCCTATGGCAGCTGACGAGGCCTATCAGGACCATTACTGGGCTCCTCTACAAGCGTGATGATGTTTTGATCATACGTCAGAACACTAACCTTAACCACGAACAAATACTGGGCATTGTTGCCAGTGACAATTTCACGGATGATTACATGGACTTGAAATCAAAGGTTCCAGACGAGGAATTTGACTTTGTGGCTCACAACAAGAGCCAACGTGCAAGAAGGAGGAGACCACGTGTTATCACGAGGTACCTCCTCCGTGCAAAGGCAAAGTTTGGGTGTCCCAAGCAATGCAAAGCCAATCGCCTCGCAGTGTGGAGATATACCTTTGACAGCATGCGTCAGGACAACATGACATATGCTGATATTCACAAGTACCTTCCGGAAATCGTTGCTATGGTATTTGTTCCTAGCAACTTTGAGATAGCGGCCTCTCGCTTGCACCTTGAACCTTCTGTCATGGCGCGTAAGAGGCTGTTCATCTCAGATGATGAGCAGTGACGGGTCCCCGGGTATATCACTGGCGTCAACACACGTACTACAATCCCTGATCATAATGGGTCATTGCCTAATTATGTCCACTCACCTGATGGACAATTTTCAATGGCTCCGTCCCTGAAGCCAAATTACAAACTGGTTTGGGACTTTGATCCTAGCAAACCTAGGGGTTGTTATGTTGAATGTTCAGTTACCTATGGGGAAACGTCCGATGAGCGACGAATGTATTTATATTCTGCTGAGAAGATGAATAACTCCTTTAACGTCCATAACAATAACGTCGCCAATGGATTACGAGGAGTTTTGGAGAGGGTGTTTTTAGTTGAAGTTGATGGAAAGTTTTGTTTGCCTCCCGCACCTAAGGGGGGCATTTTCAAAGATCGGTTATCCACGTTCAAAAAGAAATTTCGCGGTATGTGTCCACGAACGCGGCCAATTAGCTGTGAAGAATTCATAGCATCGAGACCGTCGTGCAAGCGGGCAAGGTATACGAATGCTCTTGAGCGTGTCAAAATCTGCGACATTAGGAGATCCGATTCTTTCTGGACCTGTTTTTTAAAAGCAGAGAAAATCAACTTTAGCGAAAAGGCTGACCCAGCCCCCAGAATCATCTATCCACGCACGCCAGTGTACAATTTACTACTGGCGCGCTATATCTCCCCAGCAGAGCACAGTGTTTATGTTGCAATCGATAGGATCTACGGCCACAGTACTGTCGCCAAGGGCAAAAATTCTATTCAAACCGCTGAGCTTCTCAGAAATGCATGGGAGTCATTCACTGATCCCGTTGCTCTGGGACTTGATGCCAAACGGTTCGATGAACACTGCAGCCAGCAAGCCCTGCAGTGGGAGCATGGTATTTATAATATGATCTTTGGGAATGACCCTGAGCTGCAGCGTCTGCTAGCCACGCAGATCAATAACAAGGGGTTCATGTATTTCAAGGATGGGCGCATCAAATTTAATGTCCCGGGCCGACGGGGGTCCGGAGACATGAACACGGCCGTTGGCAATGTTCTTTTGATGTGCGCCATGCTCTATGCCTATTGTTCAAGCCACCTGAAGAAATTCAGGGTTGCTGACAATGGAGACGATGCCGTTTTGATCGTTGAGAGATCCGAT